GTCATTTCGTCCAGCAGGGCCGCCAGGGTGGTCGCCTCGATCGGGTACTTCAGTTGGTCGACGCCGACGTTGACCTGACGGCCTTCTACCCACCATTGATCGTGGACGTGGCCGTGGATCAGCCAGTCGCCCTCGTCCCGGAGCCGCCATTGCCGGTGCCGGTCCTGGGCGTGGTGGTCGCCCTTGTAGGGGAAGTGCGAGAGGAGCACCTTCCGGCCGCCCGGTAGGCGGGTCTGCTCGTGGAGACTCACGGAGTCGAAGACGTCGAGGAAGCGCCTCGTGTGCGGGAGGCTCTTCCGGTGCATGGGGTGCCCGGGGTCGTGGTTGCCGAGGACCAGATGCTTGACGCCGTTTACACGCTGGATCTTTTCGAGGCCCGCCGAGACGGAGCCCATGAAGAGGTCGCCGAGTACCCAGATATGGTCGCGCTTCGTGACGCGGGAGTTGATCCGCTCGATCAGGGCCTCGTCGTGCTCGGCCGCCGAGGAGTAGCCTCGGGTTTCGGCGACAAAGGCGTGGTTGAAGTGCCAGTCGGAGTGGAAGAAGACTTTGCTCATTCAGTGCCTCCTAGGAGGAAGTAGAGGGACTGGAGGCGCTCCCAGGCGTCGGCGGCGTCCCAGCCGAAGGCTCCGGCTACTTCGTGAGTGAAGCAACCGGAGCAACACGCCTCCGAGGGGTCGAGGCCGTCGAGCGAGGGATGCTCGCGGAGGATCTCGGCGATCTCGGCGCGGAGCTCCTCGGCGGGCTTGTGGACGATCTCAGCCATTGCCCTCGACCTCCTTGGGGATGATGCCGACGGAGTCAGCCAGGACGGGGAGCCATACAACGGCGAGGTCGCCCTTCCTTGCCGGGGGCTCGACGCGCGGGCCTTCCTCGGCGAGGTAGTACGGGAAGCGCTCGCCGTCGATGTAGACGCGCCCCTGGGGCTCGTCGACGATGATTCTCTCGGGGAGGTCAGGCCGCATTTTCGGCCTCCTTGGCAATGGCCTCGATAATGTCCGGCCGGAAGCCGGTCCACTCGCGGCCGTCGGTGCAGATAATGACGGGGGCCTCGGTGAAGCCAGCGTCGCGGAGGAACTGGGCGGCCTTCTCGTCGGTGCTCGTGTTGATCTCGCGGAAGGGGATGCCGTGCTTCTGAAACTTCCGCTTCGTGGCGGTGCATTGCTGGCAGTGGTTGCGGGAGTAGAGGGTGATCTCGAAGTCGAGCTCGGGGGTCATGGTTAGATGCCTCCTCGGGTAACGGTGTTCAGGTGGGCGGGGACGTCTGCCTTCTGGGCCTTGACGGAGGCTTCGAGGTGCCAGCGCTCGTCGACGGTCGTCACGGCGAGGTCGCGGAGCGCGGGCTCGTACTCGGCGTAGTGGTGGCCGCAGAAGTAGAGCGGGAGGAGGCCCTCGCCGGGAACGGAGAGCATGACGGCGACGTAGGCGCGGGACGAAATGCCGCACTTGTCGCAACGGTCGGCGGCCGTGAGGGTCGCCGGAGCAAGGTTGGAGGTCTTCACGAGCACTTTCGACGGCTCGCTCGGCGTGGTTGCTACGGGGATATTCACGAGGGACTCCTCAGAGGTAAGGGAAAACCCCCGCCCCAGCCGGTGAGGGCCAGAGCGGGGGTTTAGGGGGTGGTTATTACGCGGCGCCCTTGATCTTCAGGACGGGCTTCGTGTAGGTCACGGTCTGCCCGGCGCGGGGGCCGTTCTTCGCGACGAAGGAGACTTCTTCGAGCTTCAGGGTCGCCTTGACCTTGCCGCTCTCGGAGTCGGCCGCGTAGTCGGCGAGCTCGCTCTCGGTGTCGTTGTAGGCGAGATCCGAGGCCATGCTCCACGAGCCGGTCTGGAACTTGAAGATGCCGAGCTCTTCGTCGTCCGCGAGGCGGAAGTAGAGCTCGATCTGGGGCTCGGCGCCGAAGCCGTCGCGGGCCTTGGCCTTGCGTTCCTGGAAGCTCAGGTGAGCGTCCGGGTCCGGGCCGATCTTGTCTTCCGGGTAGTCGATCGTCTGACCGTCGCCGGACTGGATCAGCTTGCCCGCGCGGGACCAGAGGACCATCTTCTGACGGAGGGCCTTCTCGCCGTCCAGGATGATCTCGACTTCCTTGGAGGCGGTGAAGACCTCCAGGTTGTCCTCGCCCTTGGCTTCCCATTCCTGGGGAGCGTCGCCGCCGAGGAGGTCGTGTACGGCGTCGGCAACCTCCGGGTCGCCGGTCGTGATGCGCCACTCGCTCAGCGCGGCCGGGCGGCCGTTCAACTGATGCCCGGAGCGGAAGCGGCCCACAATGTCGTCGGCGAAGCGCTTACGGGGGGCCGATGCGGTTTCGGGGTTGTCTCCGAAGATTTTCAGTGCCATGCGTTTACACGCCTTTCAGTCAGTGAATTGTTCAGTCATGCGGGCCGGGAGGCCCTGTCGTGGTGACGTAGAAGGAGTCGGCCGAGAGGCCCTGGATGCTCACGACTCGCGCAAGAACTTTCAGGGCCTCTCAGGAGGCGCCCTACGAGGCCGTGAGCGGCTTGGCGACTCCGGCCGGGCGCTGGAGCCTGGGGCCGGGCGTTGAGCCCGTCCCAGCGGCGATTACGGCCTTCTCGCGGAAGTGGGCCACGCCGAGGACGTTCGCGATCTTGCCGGAGCGCCGGGTGCCCATGAAGGGGAGGATCTGGCGCATGATCTCGGCGGCGCGTGCGCCGGATATCTCGGTGTGCCAAGTGGCCTGAGCCGGGGCCGGGTGGAGCGAGAGCCGGATCTTCGAGTCCATGAGGGACGCGGCGCGGCCGACCACGTCGCGGTCGGTCATGGCGAGGCGGATACGCGGGTATTTGCCCCGGTGGGCGTCGAAGGTGCCTTCGCCTTCGAGGAGTCCGGCGAGCCAGAGGAGGTCGTCGCGGTTTCCGTGGATCATTCTGTGTGGTTCCTTCCTAAGGTGTAGGGCCGTCGGCCAGCCAGAGGGCGACGGGGCGGGCGGGGATGCGAGCGGCGCGGGCAAGTGCTCGCTCGGCTAGTGCGCCCTTGGACTGGCGCCAGCCGTCGAGGAGGGCGACGCCGTCGGAAGCGAGCACGAGCTCGGCGTCACGCCGGAGCGCGGCGAGCAAGTCCTCGCGGGTGTAGAGGTGGGCCGGGGCGTCGGGATCGAAGCCCTCGGCGAGGTCGACTTCTGCCGGTGAGATCACCTCGAAGCCCGCCGAACGGAGCGCCGAAGCGCCCCGCTCGAAGGCGTCAAAGTTCCAGCGGGGGTATCCCGTCATGGGACCGGCGAGGTAAAGCCTCACCTAAGCGCCATGAGGAGGGCGGGCAGGGAGAAAAGGAAGCCGACGGCCGTGCAGAACGCGAACACGGCGAGGCACTCGCGGTTTTCCTTGCTCATTACTCGGCCGCCTTCCGGGCGCGGGGAGCGCGGCGCTTGGGGCCGGACTCGGTCGCGCCGTCGGCGGGGCCGGAGAAGACCTCGCGGCCGATGATCGTCGGCTTGATCTCGCGCTCGTAGTTGAAGATTTCCCGCAGGTGGAGGAAGACCTCGAACATGGCCTCGTCGCACCGGACGGGGACCAGCTTCCAGCCCTCGGGCCGGACGTGGACCACGGCGCCGCCGTCAGCGGTCGGCATGGGGATACGGCCGCCGTCGGAACGGATGATCGAGTCAGCGAAGCGGTAGGCCGCAAGCTGGATGCCGACCTCGGCGTGGATGCCGGAGCGGGTCGTCTTGTTGTCCAGCCAGAGGCGTTCGCCGCCGATGGTCGCGTAAGCGTCGAAGCTACCGGCGTAGGCGTGCTTGTCGCTCCAGACCGTCTCTTCCATGAAGTGATACTCGGGCTTGGCGACGGTCAGGAACTCGTCGAAGTGCCGGACGAAGGGCTCCAGGTCCGGATGCACGCGGCCGAGGGTTTCGCCGCGAGCCATGCGCTCGAAGAGGTCGTGCGCGGCGGTGCCGGTGTCGGCGGCCTTGCGCGTGTTGCGGTCGGGCGACTTCTTCAGGAAGTCCACGGCGGCGTCGGCCTGATCGTTGAGGATCATCTGAAGGACCGTCGGGAGTGAGTCGACGGCGGTCTGTGCAACCTCCTTAGCGGCCCAATACCGGAGGAAGTCCTTGGGGAGCATCCCGATAATTGAGGTCACGCCGGGCACCTTCACGGAGCCGTCGTCAGGGTTGACGTAGAAGCGCGAGCCTCCGCGCTTGATGGTACTTACTTTGGGGGTAGTCACTAGGACTCCTCTCAGTCGGTTTCAGGGGACATAAGAGGAGTCGGCCGAGGGGCGCGGATTGCTCACAAAAGGAAGACCCCCAGGGGGCCGGAGCCGCCTAGGGGTCTAGGAGTGACGAAGTGACGAAACGAACGTCACTTTATATAGATGCTTCGAGAGAGAGAACTCTTAAGAATAGATACGAAGTGACGATAGATCCGTCACTTCGTCACCTTCGAGAGGGCGGTCGCCTTCTTGGCGAGCCTCAGGAACGCCTCCCGCGCCTCCTCGCGCTCCTCGGCGGATAGGGCGGCGACGTTTACACGCGCTAGCGCCCGCTCGGAGAGGGTGCAGAGGAGGGCGATCTCGGCGGGAGAGGATATCTCGCCTCCGGCGCCGAAGAGGTTCAGCGTCTCGGAGGTCCGCTCGCGCTTCTCGACGGAGCGCTCGCGTGGGCTCTCCTTTCGGAGGCCGAGGTCGGCTATTGCGTCGTCGCCGAGTCGATCGCGGAGTAGGTTGCCAGAGTGGTAGCGGATCGCGGCCTGGAGGCTTGTAATCTCCTCGCCTGGGACGTGTGCGGCGCTCATAATCTCGCGAACCCAAGTTCGGTAGGCGTAGGTCCGGCCCTTCCAATCCGGCTCGCCCTCGCGAGTGAAGAAGTGGGCGCGTGCGTCGATGAATAGACGGGCGGTATCGCGGAGTAGCTCGGTGCGTTCAGTATCGGCGGCCGATAAAGACTCGTGTATAGACTCGATCGCGGCCTTCTGAATATCCGCGAGAGTGGCCGGGGAGGCGGTCGTGTTGGTCATGCTGTAAAGGATAGCTCGCGAGGGGCGCCTTACGCTAGCGGGCCTTATAGCACGAAAAAGCCCCGGCCTCCTCCGAAGAGGGGACCGGGGCCGGTTTGTTATTGGAGCGTTGCGTAGATGAAGGTCAGGTCTTTGGCGATTGCTCCGGCGAGGTATTCGAGATCCTCGACCGAGCCGTTATTCGGTACTCGGAGGTGCTCGCGGTAGTCGTCCATTGCCTTCTCTGAGGCGTGAGCGTCGCCGTCGTCGGGCAGGTCGCGGACGATGCGGACGAGGTAGCCGGTGGCGTCTCGGATCGCGTCGGCTTCATTCGGATAGCGGACGTCGGTCACGACTACCGGCTTGCCGTCGGCGCGGAGAGCGTCGATCCGCTGGAACGCCGTCCTGATCCAGAACTGATCGTCGAGCGCCCGGATCGATTCGGTACCGAGGCGCTGGAGCGTCCTACGGACCTCGGGGACGTAGTCCTTGGCCTTCTCCCAGCCGAGCTCCTCGATCACGTCCGAGAGGCGCCATTCCCGCGTCCGGACGAGGCCCTCGGAGTTGAGGGGGAAGGTTCCCACGATGGGGTCGAGGCCGAGGGCGGCTTCGCGGAGCGGGTCGGCCAGGGCTACGCGGGTGTAGCCGTGGTCGCGGACGAGCTTGGCGGCGAAGGTGTCCTTGCCGGTTCGCTTCTTGCCGATCAAGCCGATCAGCGGGGCTGGAGTAGTCACGGTGACTCCTTGGGTTGCGTAGTTGGTACTGACGGGGAAGGAGTCGGCCGAGAGTCGCGATCTGCTCACGGCGGCAGAATCTCGCCGGAAACGACGAAAAGCCCCTCCCTCGGGTAGAGGAAGGGGCTGTTTGCCTATTCGGCGGAGTCGTCCTGGGTGCGCCGGACGTCCTGGGTCGAGAGAATGTCGAGCGCCGTTAGGGTGATCGCCAGCCAGGAGAGGCCGAGCACGACGGGTGGCTCGTCCTGGGCGATCGTGAGGGCCGAGAGGGGCCAGCCGATCAGCGAGAGGACGAGGAGGGCGCCAGCGGCCCGGACGCGGGTCCGGGGGCTCACTTCGCCAGCGGGTCCGCGTCGACGGCGTCCGGGGCCACGAGGACCGGGTCGGCGACCGGAGTCACCTTGCCGCGAGTCCAGACCACGAGGACGGCGGTGCCGAGGAGGTCGACGGCTCCGGCGATCGCGTGCTCGCCGTCTGGGGCGATCGGCAGGGCGCCGAGGACGATCAGG